TTAAAGGCACTAAAGAGTATTACGTATTTCAAAATCAAAAAATGAATACGACTAATCAAGGTTTAAAAATTACTAAAGATGCAATTGCTTATTGCACATCAGGTTTGTTTAGTTCAGATCATAAAAGAGTTGTTTCATACTTACACAAATCATTGAAAACATTGAATCAACTTAAAATGATGGAAGACTCTCTTGTTATATATAGACTTTCAAGAGCACCAGAAAGAAGAATATTTTACATAGATGTTGGTAACTTACCGAAAGGTAAAGCAGAAGAATATCTTAAAAATATTATGTCAAAGTATCGTAATAAATTAGTTTATAACGCTACAACTGGTGAGATTAAAGATCATGCAAAACAAATGAGCATGCTCGAAGATTTTTGGCTGCCAAGACGTGAAGGTGGTAGAGGAACTGAAATTACTACTTTGCCAGGCGGTGAAAATTTAGGACAAATAGATGATATTGTATATTTCCAAAAGAAGTTATATAGATCATTAAATGTACCTATCAATAGATTAGAACAAGAAGCACAATTTTCATTAGGTAGAGCTTCAGAAATTACAAGAGACGAATTAAAGTTTCAAAAGTTTATTGATAGATTAAGAAAAAGATTTAGTATGTTATATATGGACATACTTAAAACACAGCTAGTCTTAAAGGGTATTGTTACTGAAGAAGAATTTCATGCAATGGAAACTTTTATAAGAATAGATTTTATGAAAGACACACACTTTGCAGAATTAAAAGAATCAGAACTTTTACGTGAAAGATTAGGCACACTCAGAGAAATAGACGAATATACAGGTAAATATTTCTCCATTGATTGGATAAGAAGACATGTTCTTTTTCAATCAGAAAAAGAAATGGAAGAAATTAATAAACAAATTGAAGCAGAGGCTGAAATGGCACCTGATGAAGAAGAAGTATAAAAAAAATTTCTTAAGATTCGCATTTTTATAAATAAATTCAAGGAGAATAATTATGAGTATAGATGATTTAGTAATTGATTTGGCTGGAAATAAAATGGCAGACGCCAATAATAAGTTCAGAGAAATTATGAGCCAAAGAGTAAATGATGCTCTTGATGCTAAAAAAATTGAGTTGGCAAAATCCTTAGGTGTTCCTGAAGAGGAAGAACCAGAAATAACTGATGTTGAGGATGAAGAAGAAATTGAAGCTACAGAAGAAGATCAAGAAGATGAAGAGTATGAAGATGATCTTGATGATGGAGCTGATGAATTTCAGGCTGATGAAGAAGAAGCAGTAGATTCAGAAGAAGATATAGAAGCGCATGACGGTTAAAACATTTAAAGAAATGCGATCTGAACTTAATGAAGGATCTTATAAAGTAAAAGCTGACGAGAAGCTAGTAAAAAAGTTTAAAGTTGGCAGTAAGAAGAAATATGAAGCAGTCATAACCAAGAGAAAAAATTTCTTTTGCGTTTATATAGATGGAGATAAACTTGATGAGTTTAAAACAGCAAAAGAAGCTGAAAAGGCTGCAAAAGAATTTACAGATTTAATGGGTAAGTAGATGAAGCTAATTACAGAACATAATGATCAGCAACTCGAGTATATAACCGAGCAAGATAAAAATGGTAAGAAAAAACTTATCATTGAAGGTATCTTTATGCAAGCTGATCAAAAAAATCGTAATGGTAGAATGTATCCCAAAGATGTACTTGAACAAGCAGTAAACAAGTACACAGAACAACAAGTTTCCAAGGGTCGTGCGGTAGGTGAGTTAAACCACCCTGAAGGACCGACGATAAACCTTGATAAAGTTTCCCACAAAATTACCGACTTAAAGTTCGAAGGTAGTAATGTGATAGGAAGGGCCACTGTATTGAATACTCCTATGGGTCAGATCGCACAAGGTCTGATTGAAGGTGGTGTTCAGTTGGGTGTGTCAAGTCGTGGTATGGGTAGTCTTGAACCTAAAAATGGTATTAATTACGTAAAGCCTGACTTTATGTTAAATGCCGTTGACATCGTTCAGGATCCATCAGCGCCTGGTGCTTACGTTAATGGCATCATGGAAGGGGTTGAATGGATATTAGAGAACGGTACATTTAAGCGTCAAGAAATTGAAAAACTCGAGACTGAAATTAAGTTAGCACCTTCACCTGCAAAGCAGATGAAAGCTTTCAAAGATTTCCTCTCTAATCTTTAAACTCGGAGGAGTAACAAATGTCTAATGAAGTCCAAAACGAGGACATAGTTGAAGATCAACTCCAGGATGAAATTGTTGATGAACAAGAGGAATCTATGGAGGAGGCTTACGGTGGAGGCGCCAAGAAAAAAATGCCTATCAAATCTATGAAAATGAAACATGGAGATGATAAGCAAGAAATGGCTGGTGCTGACATGGAAGTCGATGGTGATAAAGCTGCAGCTCATGATGCAAAGGCCGCTAAGGCAAGTGCACCAGCTAAAGCTGCTGAGCCAAAGGCTGGTCAAGGTGTACGTATACCTATGACCAAAGTAGCAATGATCAACGCTATGTTCACTAAAATGAGCGGTATGAGCAAAGATGAAATGCGTAAATTGCATACAGCATATCATCCAGAAGGTGTACAGATTGAAGGCGAAGCTATGGTTGAAAATAGCTTTGATGAAGATCTAGACGCGCTCGTACAAACTGAAGCAACTCTATCAGATGGTTTCCGTGCTAAAGCGGAAGTTATTTTTGAAGCTGCAGTCAATTCTAAAGTGGCAGAACATGTCACAAAAATTGATGAGCAATTCAAAGAAGAGCTTGCTGAAGAAACCAAGCGTATCCATGATGAGGTCGTTGACAAAGTCGATGGTTACCTAAACTACGTCGTAGAAAAGTGGATGGAAGATAATAAACTAGCAATCGAAAGCGGACTACGCACAGAGATTTCTGAGTCTTTCATTAAAGCACTACACGGTGTTTTCAATGAGCACTATATTGATGTTCCAGAAGAAAAAGTCGATCTTGTTGACGAACTCGCCAAGAAGAATGACGATCTAGAAGATCAACTATCAAGCGCCATGGAAGACAATATCAAACTTAAAGAGTCTAATGCAGACCTCTCTAAGGATGCTATTATCCGTGAAACTGCTTCTGACCTTTCTGAGGCACAAACCGAAAAGCTAAAGAAGCTTGCTGAAACCACTGCTTATGATTCAGCTGATGACTATCGTCAGAAGATTGAAACACTTAAGGAGTCATATTTCAAAAAGGCAACTGAAGCAAAACAAACTGAAACAGTGGAACTAGATGAAGCAGCTGAAACACCAGCAGTTTCTGACAGAATGTCCGCTTACCTTTCAGCACTTAAACAGTAATAGGGAGAACTGAAAAATGTTTACTAGTGATAAACTTTTGGAGAAGTGGCAGCCTATTCTCGATAGTGAAGATGCACCTAAGCTTGTTGACAGGCATAGGAAAGCAGTTACTGCAACCGTTCTAGAAAATACTGAAAAGGCTCTTCAAGAAGAGCGTAATCATCAGGGTTTTCAATTAAACGAAGTTGCAGCTAACAATGTATCGACAAACATCGATAATTGGGATCCAATTCTTATCGGCCTAGTTCGAAGAGCTATGCCAAACTTACTCGCATACGACATCTGTGGTGTGCAGCCAATGACTGGTCCAACAGGTCTTATCTTCGCAATGAAGTCAAGGTTTACATCACAAACAGGTGATGAAGCACTCTTCAATGAAGCTGATACAGACTTCTCAGGAACAGGCACACAAGGTGGTGGTTCATCATCCTTGGTTGGCGATATTAACCCTCCAGGAACAACTGGTGAATCTTCTGCTGACACCTCTGGCGGTGCGGATAACGTAGAAGACGCATTCGGTCTTGGTTCTGGTATGTCAACAGATGCTGCTGAAGCACTTGGCGACGGTGGTGGAACTAACTTTGCTGAAATGGCTTTCTCAATCGACAAAACAACTGTCACTGCGAAGTCAAGAGCGCTAAAAGCTGAGTACACCATGGAACTCGCACAAGACTTGAAAGCAATTCACGGTCTTGATGCTGAGTCAGAATTGGCTAACATTCTATCTGCTGAAATCCTAGCGGAAATCAACAGAGAAGTTGTTAGAACAATCAACTCACGTGCTAAGCTTGGTTCAAGTCAAGCAGACATCACCACAGCAGGTACATTTGATGTAAATGCTGACTCAGATGGTAGATGGTCAGTTGAAAAATACAAGGGTCTTCTTGTCCAGTTGATGAGAGAAGCTAACGTAATCGCAAAAGAAACACGAAGAGGAAAGGGTAACTTCCTAATGTGTTCATCTGATGTGGCAGCTGCTCTTTCAGCTTCAGGCATGTTGGACTATGCAAGAGCAGGCGGAAACGCTCAGCTCAACGTGGACGACACAGGAAACACATTTGCCGGAACACTCTCCGGTGGAATGAAAGTTTACATCGATCCATATGCCAACATTGACTATGTCAACGTAGGCTACAAAGGACCTAACCCATATGACGCTGGTCTCTTCTATTGCCCATACGTACCGCTAACTATGGTACGAGCAGTAGGGGAAAATTCATTCCAACCAAAAATCGGTTTTAAAACACGATATGGAATGATTGCTAACCCATATGCGGACCAAACAGGTAGCATCGGTGCAGTACGTAGTAACCAATACTACAGAATCACCAAGATTACAAATATCCTTTCATAAGATATAAGTAATTGTTTGAACTAGGGAGGCTTCGGCCTCCCTTTTTTTTGCTTTATAAATAGTTATATGATTACCGGTTTGTCTTATGGATTTCATGATGCGGCTAAAACGATAATTGACTTGAAAGGTAATATCATATATGCCGGTCATGCTGAACGATATAGTCGTTTAAAGAATGATAAATGTTTACACCCTGATATGCCAGAAAACCAAGGTGTAGTTGTTTATTATGAAAAACCACTATTGAAAAATACAAGGAGGTTTTATTCTGGCCAAAAGTTAAAATGGAATGAATGGAGATCTAAATCATTTCATCATCATTGGTCACACGCCGCAGGTTCTTATTATACTAGACCTTTTGAAGATGAACCTGTTTGTGTTGTGATAGATGCAATTGGTGAATGGGATACATGTTCAATATGGTATAAAAAGAAAAAAGTTTGGTCACAAAAGTATCCGTATTCATTAGGTTTATTTTATTCGGCAATAACACAAAGAATAGGATTAAAACCTCAAGAAGATGAATATATTACTATGGGTATGGCCGCATTCGGTGAACCTATATATGATTTAGAATATTTGCTTGATACAAATTTGCACAAAGGTTGTGGTAACATACTACCTAATGCACGTAATGAAGATATTGCTTCTTCTGCGCAGTGGCTTATTGAGAAGAAAATAATTCAAATAATGCAGAAAGCAAGACAATATTCAAGAAGTTTATGTTATGGAGGAGGCGTTGCACTTAATTGTGTTGCAAATACTAAAATAACATATCTATTTGATAATATATGGATTATGCCGAATCCTGGTGATGCAGGTGCAAGCCTAGGAGCAGCCGCGGCATATTTAGATAAACCTTTAAAATGGAGGGATGTATATCTTGGAAATAATATCGACGTTAATGTCTCACCTAGTCAAGTGGCTGGACATATTCTTCGCCATAATATTTCAGGTGTGGCTCATGGTCCTGCTGAGTTTGGTCCTCGCGCCCTTGGTAATAGGAGTCTTCTTGCTGATCCCAGGCGCGATATTAAAGACACTGTTAACAAAATTAAAAACAGGCAAAAGTTCCGGCCATTCGCACCGGCAATTTTAGAAGAATTTGCAGACGAATATTTTGAAGGACCTATGAACGAATACATGCAGTTTGTAAGTCAAGCAAAACATGATATGTCCTCTGTTACGCACGTAGACGGATCCGCGCGCGTGCAGGTGGTGAAAAAAACATGTAGGTCAATATTAAGACCTATACTAGAAGAGTGGTGGAGAATGACAAGATGTCCTATGTTATTGAACACCTCATTGAATGTTAAAGGTGAGCCTATGATAAATACATGGAAAGACGCCGAAAATTGGAGTAAGAAATATGGGGTCAAAACTTATTAGTATTGGTTGTAGTTTTACAGATCACAAATATTATTGGAAAGCATATAGAAAACAAACACCTAAAGATCATATATTTTGGGATCAATATCTTGCAGAATATTTAGGTTTAGAATTATGTAATTATGGGATTAGTGGTGCCGGAAGTGATCAGCACTTATCAGACTTAATTAAAGCAATTGCTGAACATGGAACAGACATCGAAGCAATTGTATTTGCTTGGTCAACTTGGGATAGATATAATTACCCATATATAGACGGACCTGAATCTGTTAATCCAAATTTTGGTGCAAAATATGATGCTGATTCTTATAACGCGCTTGCGTTTGATAAAATAAATAACGAAAGAAAAAAGCCTCTAGCTGCAGCATCACACACCACTGCATACGCATGCATGTATGCAGCTATTAAAATGGCAGATGCTATTGGTGCTAAAATCATGATAACGCAATTATTGACTCCAACTCATATTCATCTACCTCATAAATATTCAAAAAAAGGACAATTGAGATGGGTTGACGATAATCCAATGACGTCTTTACGTTTCTTATATAATATTTCAGAAGAGAATCCAGTATACAAAGCTTTAGAAAAAGATGACAGAGTTGTAGGGTTTCCTTTTTTAAAAAGGTTAAATGGTTTTTTTATATGGGATTTCCCTCAAGGTCATGGAGAAATGGCTGGGCAAAAGCTAAAAGTAATAATTGGCAGTAGACAAGATAAAATTAGATGGCGGGATGGTAAAGAAGAAATCGTAGCAGAAATAGATGCTCACCCAAATGTAGAAGGACAAAAATTAATTTTTGAAAAAATGAAGGATCATTGGGATGAGTTATATAAATAGTATTAAGAAATGGTTAAAAAAACAATGGACTCTTCTTAAGTGGAGATTTAAGAAAATAGATGATGACGATGATCACGATCATTTCATTTATGACTAAGGATTTAATATGCCATATCAAGCAACAGTAAATTTTACAGACACTTACGTAGCTCCTACTCAAGATGAAACTACATTTGTTAATCCATCGGGCTTTAGGCTATTAATTGATAATCAAAAGTATAAGAACGCACAGTATTTTGTACAAGTTGCAGCTTTGCCTGATATATCTACCAGTGGTGCAGCTTTACCGTATAAACAAAGAAATATCACGGCAATGCCTGATAAACTTGAATATTCTCCTCTTGAAATAACATTTCTTGTAGATGAAGACATGATAAACTATAAAGAAATACATGATTGGATATTAGGTTTAGTCATTGAGCCAGATAAAAAAATAGGAAGTCAGACATATAATGAAAGAAAAACACGTGATATTACACTGCAAATACTTACAAGTCATAATAATGTAGGCACTGAAATTATATTTGTAGATGCGTATCCTATATCAATTAGTTCACTTCCGTTTTCAACAAACACAACTGATGTTGAATACCTTACAGCTGCAGCAACTTTTAATTATTCTTACTATAAATTTAAGTAATATATAATATTACATTTGAGGATTAGATTATGACACTAGATGAAATACATGAAATGTGGAAACGAGACTCTCAACTCGATGAGATGAATCTTGATAATGCGTCAAGAGATGCAGCCAAACTTCACTCCAAATATTTAGAACTTCATTCACACGCAAAACTACATGTCAAGAAACTTGAACTTGACTTTAAAGTCTTACTGAGAGATAAATGGCTTTGGTATAACGGTAAGATGTCGAAAGAAAAAATTGATGAGCTAGGTTGGAAGTATGATGCGCTTGATGGTTTAAAAATATTAAAAGGTGAAATGGATTATTATTATGATGCAGATACACATATACAAGAAGCACAAGCTAAAATAGAACTATATAAAACACAAGTAGAAACATTTAAAGAAATACTGGAGAATATAAAGTGGAGACACCAAACAATCAAGAATATGATTGAATGGCGTAAGTTCACTTCTGGAGTTTAATGCTTAGAATTAAAAAGAAGAATCACGCATTTCTTACTATTGATGCAGAACCTTCAATACTTAACGAAATAAGTGACTACTTTACTTTTTATGTGCCAGGGTATAAGTTTATGCCGGCATTTAGAAATAAAGTATGGGATGGAAAGATACGTCTTTTTAATGTTCAGTCAAAAGAACTATATTCGGGTTTATATCATTATGTAGAAAAGCTTGCAAATGAAGAAGGTAGAAACTATAAGATAGAGCTTGAAGAATCTCAGTACGGTTATCCAAATGAAAAACAAGAAGTATCTTTAGATTTTTTAGACTCATATAATCTAACAGTAAAAGACAAACCTATAAAAATAAGAGACTATCAACTTGAAGCTATAAGTCATTGTCTTAATAATAAACAAGCTCTTTTACTTTCGCCTACAGCATCAGGTAAATCGCTTATAATTTATTGTGTTGTAAGATGGTTCATAGAAGAGTTCAATAAAAAAGTATTAATTATTGTACCTACTACATCTTTAGTTGAGCAAATGTACTCTGACTTTGCCGATTATTCAAAACATGATATAGGATTTGAAGATTCGTTTATGCACAGGATATATGCAGGTAAATCAAAAACAGCAGACCACTCAATTGTAATTAGTACTTGGCAATCGATATATAAAATGCCTGGATCTTGGTTTGAACAGTTTGGATGCGTGTTTGGTGATGAAGCACATAATTTTAAAGCAAAATCACTTACATCAATATTAAGTAAGATGAGAGAATGTGAATATCGTTTTGGAACAACAGGTACATTAGATGGTACACAAACACATAGGCTTGTGCTTGAAGGATTATTTGGTAAAATATTAAGAGTTACATCAACTAAAGATCTTATGGATAAAGGCGCACTTGCTAAATTAGATATTAATGTTCTATTGATGAAATATAATGATGAACTATGTAAAGCAATGAATGGTCAAAAGTATAATGATGAAGTTGATTTTATTGTAAAATATGAACCACGTAATAGATTTATTTCAAATCTAGCACTTGATCAAAAAGGTAATACTTTGATATTATTTCAGTTTGTAGAAAAACATGGTAAACCACTACATTCAATGATATCAGAAAGAGCAGATAAAGATAGAAAAGTATTCTACGTGTCAGGCGAAACAGGCGTAGATGCACGTGAAGAAGTTAGAAATATTACAGAACAAGAAAAAAATGCAATCATTGTAGCAAGCATGGGTGTGTTTTCTACAGGTATAAATATTAGGAATCTGCATAATATTATATTTGCATCTCCTTCAAAGAGTCAGATAAGAATATTACAGAGCATAGGTCGTGGACTAAGAAAAAGTGATGATGGTAGACCTACTACATTATTTGATTTGGCAGATGATTTACATTGGAAGAAAAGCAAAAACTTTACATTAAATCATGCAGCCGAGAGGATTAAAATATATTCGAGAGAGAAATTTAAGTACAACATTCATGAGTTAGAAATATGACAGAAAAAGATAAAACATTTGATGACGTTAATATTCGACATTTTAAATTAGTAAATGGAGAAGAAGTTATTTCATATGTAGGATCAGCTGAAACTACTGAAGATACTCTAATTCATTTAGAGCGACCATTGCAGATACATCGTATGGGAATGGGTAGTTTCTTTTTTTCAAAGTGGCATCCATTTTCTAAGAAAGATGAGTGTGTAGTTAATCCTAATCAAATTGTATCTCATTCTGAATGTGCAGATATCGTAAAAGAAAGATATATAAAAATTTGTCTGGATATTAGTAAAGATAAGAGTGAAGCTGAGTTTGTTGATAAAGCACAAATGGAAGAGTTTGAAGATGAAGTACAAAGGAAAGCAGAAGAAATACTCACACCTCTACTAACAAAAGACGGCAAGGGACCTACATATCATTAGGGTATCCTCCTCCCTCCAAAAACCTCTATTAATTATACCATATATTCTGCGGTTTGTACACCGTTAATCTGCAGTAAGAGGAAAAAAAATGCGTAGGGGTAGAAAGAAAAGAATCAATTGGCAAGATATAGAATCACCGTGCGTCAAGATATGCAAGCTTATAGAAAGAGTTTGTATAGGTTGCGGCAGAACACAAGATGAAATACGCGATTGGGTTATAATGACAGATGAAAAGCGTCAAATAATAATGACGAGATTGAAAAATAACGGTGTACATTCTCGTCAAAATATGGTAGAATAATAGTTATGAAAGGAAGTAATATGAAGAAACAAAAGCCACATTACGTGAATAACAAAGAGTTTTCACTAGCTGTGGTGGAATATGTTAAAACTGTCGAAGCAGCAGAAAAGCAAGGTAAAGAAATTCCTAATGTTACAAACTATATTGCAGAATGTTTTTTAAAGATTGCACAAGGTTTATCTCACAAAGCAAACTTTATTCGTTATACGTATAGAGAAGAGATGGTTATGGATGCGGTTGAAAATTGCTTAAAGGCAATAAGAAACTATAACATTGAAGCAAGCACTAGGACAGGGGCCCCAAATGCATTTGCATATTTCACTCAGATTTGTTATTACGCATTTTTAAGAAGACTAGCAAAAGAAAAGAAACAGCAAGATATTAAATTTAAGTTTATTGAAAAAGCTGGTATAGAAGATTTTGTACATTACGATAGAATGAATTCAGGTTCTGACTCATCAGTAACAAGATCATTTGTTGATCAATTGAGAGAAAGAATTGAAGTAGTACGTAGTAATGATAAAGTCATATCTGATTTTGCAAAAGAAGAAAAGAAAAAGAAACCACCTAAAGCGAAAGCTGGTGTTGAACTTTTTATGGGATAACTAAATGAAACTAGCAGTCTTGAATGATACCCATTGCGGTGTCAGAAATAGCTCAGACATATTCTTAAAATATCAAGAAAGATTTTTTGGTGAAGTCTTTTTTCCGTATTTAAAAGAAAACAATATAACACAGATCTTACATTTAGGTGATTATTATGATCATCGTAAGTTTGTAAACTTCAAAGCACTAAACGATAATCGTAAAGTATTTTTAGAACCTATGCGTGATTTAGGAATAACAATGGATATTATTCCTGGCAATCATGATGTATATTATAAAAACACTAATCGTTTATGTTCACTAAAAGAATTGCTTGGTTATTTTACCAGCAACGTTAATATACTTATGGATCCTACAGTCTTAGACTATGATGGTTTAAAGATTGGTTGTTTACCGTGGATAAATGCAGAAAACTCTGACAAATATCTTAATTGGTTACAGAATGTAAAATGTGATTGGATCGGTGCTCATTTAGAGTTAAGTGGATTTGATATGATGAGAGGAATAAAAAGTCCTCATGGCATGTCATCAGATTTATTTAAAAGATTTGAAGTGGTAATGTCAGGTCACTTTCATACTAAATCGAGTAAAGACAATATATATTATCTTGGTTCACAAATGGAATTTACTTGGGCAGACGCAGGTGATCCTAAACATTTTCATGTTATTGATACAGAAACAAGAGTACTTACACCAGTAAGAAATCCATTGACTATGTTTACTAAAATATTTTATGATGATACCAAAGGTATACCACAGATAAATAAAGAAAGTCTTGAAGAACACTTTGTGAAAGTTGTAGTTGTCAATAAAACTGATCCATTTAAGTTTGATAAGTTTATTGATGCTATTCAACAAATAAAAGTGCATGAATTAAAGATAGCCGAAACATTTGATGAGTTTCTTGGTGCAAATGTTTTAGATGATAGTATTAGTGTAGAAGATACTACTGAACTATTGGATTCATATATTGAAGCTGTGGAAACAGATTTAGATAAAGATCGTATGAAAACAACAATGCGTAGTCTATATGTTGAAGCACAGGATAAGGAAATACTATGATAAAATTTAATGTTGTACGTTGGAAAAACTTTCTTTCAACTGGCGATAAGTTTACGCAAATACAAATTGATAAATCACCGAGCACGTTAATTGTAGGTGATAATGGTTCTGGTAAATCAACACTTCTTGACGCGGTGTCATTTGCTTTATTCGGTAAACCTCATAGGAATATCAATAAAATACAAATGGTAAACAGCATAAACAATAAGGGTTGTGTTGTTGAAGTAGAATTTGAGATAGGATCTCATTCATTTAAAATTGTAAGAGCCATAAAGCCAAATAAGTTTGAAATCTGGCAGAATGGTAATATGATAAATCAAGCATCTGCATCAAGAGATTATCAAAAATATTTAGAACAAAATATTCTAAAACTTAATCATAAATCATTTCATCAGATTGTTGTACTTGGTTCAAGTTCTTTCATTCCTTTCATGCAACTACAAACATATCATAGAAGAGCGGTAATTGAAGATCTACTTGATATTCAAATCTTTACTAAAATGAATATGATTTTAAAAGAAAGAAATAGTGTTTTAAGAGATGAACTAACAGATTCAAACTATAATCTTGATTTGACAAAAGATAAAATTTCAGTTCAAAAGAAATATATTAAAGATATTACTGAAATGAATGAAGAACAAATTGATGGTAAACAATTTGAAATAGATGAAGCAAGAACAGAAATAGAAGTTTTAAACGAGCAGATAAAAGATTCCAATGACTATATAGTAGAACATCAAGATCAAAATAATAAAGCACTTAAAGAACTACATGATAAGAAGAATTCTTTAGCACAATATAAATTTAGATTTGAACAACAAATTAATGATGTGGTAAAAGATGCTAAATTCTATGAACAAAACAAAGAATGTCCTACTTGCTCACAAGAAATAAATGAAGAACTGCGTAATGCTAAAATGGACGTAGCTAAATCAAAAGCAAAAGAATTACAAAAAGCAATAACTAAAGCCGCAAATGAAGCACAAAGTGTAAATGATGTAATTGATGATTTGAATATAATTCAAGATCAAATAATATCTAAACAACAAGATATTCATTCAAATACTATAACTATTGAAAGATTACAAAAATCAATTACTACTCTTCAAAAAGATATTGAAGGTCTTACCGGAAAAGACGGTGATTTAGGTAAAGCAAATAAGCAACTTTCTGATCTGCAAATGAGTAGAGATTCATGGGCAGAAAATAAGTTAAAGCTTATCGAAGAGAAAACATACAATGATGCAGCTGGTGAAATGCTGAAAGATACAGGAATTAAAACTAAAATCATTAAAGAATACCTGCCTGTAATGAATACTTTAGTTAATAAATATTTAAGTATACTTGATTTTTTCGTATCATTTGAATTAGATGAAAATTTTAATGAGTCAATAAAATCGCGATATAGAGATACTTTTAATTATTCTTCGTTTTCCGAGGGTGAAAAGCAACGTATAGATCTGGCTCTTCTGTTTACTTGGCGACAAATCGCCAGGATGAAGAATTCAGCCTCTACGAATCTTCTCATTCTTGATGAGACTTTTGACTCGTCGCTCGATCATGACGGCATTGATAGTCTTATGAAGATATTGGGATCCTTAGAAGAAGGATCAAACGTTTTTGTTATTTCACATAAAGGAGACTTACTAGATGGAAAGTTTAGATCAAAGATCGAGTTCGTTAAAGAAAGGAACTTTTCCAAAATCTATGAAAGCAAAATTAATTAGTTACTCACAACCACCTAAGGACGCTGATATTGATTTAAAAGACGCTAAAGAGTTAGTCGCGTTCTGTGCACGTGTTAGTAACCCAGACAATCAGAATAACAAAAAAACATCTGAAAAATTATTAGAGTATCTTATCAAACATAAGCATTGGTCACCATTCGAAATGGTAAGTGCTTGCCTTGAGGTAGAAACCACACGAGATATCGCACGGCAGTTCCTGAGACATCGAAGCTTTAGTTTCCAAGAGTTTAGCCAAAGGTATGCAGACCCCACTAAGGACCTTAATTTTGTGATTAGAGAATGCCGTCTACAAGATCCAAAGAATAGACAAAATAGTATTACACTTGATAATGACATGAATATACAGTTGGATCTACAGAAAGTTAATCTCATAACAGAATGGCAAAGAAGACAACATGGTGTTATTAATAGAGCTAAAGAAGTCTATGAATGGGCTGTTGAAAATGGAATTGCAAAAGAACAGGCACGAGCAGTATTGCCAGAAGGTCTTACCGTAAGTAGATTATATGTAAATGGTACGCTAAGAAGCTGGATTCACTATATTGAACTTAGAAGTGCAAATGGCACACAAAAGGAACATATGGAACTAGCAGAACTTATCGGCACCGTGATAGGTGAGGTATTCCCGTTCAATCAACCGGCATATAGAACTCCAAAAGTGTGACATTTTTGTCACAGTATTTGAAAAAAATGCAAAAAAATGCATTTTACTGCAGATTAATGGTGTACATCTGCGGAAAAACATGGTAGAATGTATATATTAAATGGAGAAAAATATGGTAAATATAGCAGCAAAAAACACCTTAGCAAAATTACTTGCCAAAGAAGGTATTACTGTTCAGCACGGTAATTATGAAACAGCTTACTTTGATGTAGAAAATCGAGTACTTGGTCTTCCAGTTTGGAAAGATATGGATAACCTTTATGATTTACTCGTTGGTCATGAAGTTGGTCATGCTTTATTTACACCACCAGAAGGTTGGCATTCAGCAACTCAGGAAATTCCTGGTTGCCCAAGACAATTTGTAAATATTATTGAAGATATCAGAATTGAAAAGCTTGTACAACGTAGCTACCCTGGTTTAGTTCTTTCATTTAAAAAAGGTTACACAAATCTACATAATCGTGATTTTTTCAAGATTGGCGGTATTGTAGATATTTTATTTAATCAATTCAAACTTATTGACAGAATAAATATCAAAGCTAAATTAAGAGATATTGTAAAAGTAGAATTTTCTGCTGAAGAAAAAGTTTTAGTTAATGAAGCATTTGCAGTTGAAACATGGGAAGATGTTTTAGCGGTTTGCAAAAAACTAGTTGAATATGCTAAGACTGAAGAAAAGAAAGATACACCTCAGCCTGAACCAACACTTGAAGATTTTGCTCAAAAAATGATGGCCTCTGAATCAGCACCACAATCAAATGATGATAATCAAGGAGAAGAAGAAACTAATGATAAGAATACTCAAGAAACTTCTGGATCTGATAGCGAAGAAGGTCAATCAAGTTCAGACAAAGATGATACTGAGGAGAGCGGACAGGCTGATAGCGAAACACAA